AATAATATTTTTATTTATATTTATATTTTTAAATATGTTAAATAGTTTTAGAATTGATGACAGCTCATATCATATTTATTTTTATTATAATATTCTTCTTCAACAGTATCTTTCATAATTAAACGAGTAATTTTAACAGGGTGTTTTTGTCCGATTCTAACTGCTCTTCCAATTGCTTGAGATTCAATTTCTTTTGTTTTATTAGCATCTGCATTAATAACATCAACAAATAATATATTATTTGCTTCGGTTAAATTACAACCTGAATTTGCTCTTTCACTGGATAACATAATTACTTTATAACTGTCATCTGTTTTAAATTTAGTAATATTTTTATTAACTACAAATACATTACCTTTAACATACAAGTGTTTAATTTTAAATGCTTTTAAAATATTCCCAATCATAGCCAACATTTTGTCATATTGACTGAAAATAATAACTCGGTCATTCGGATTAGAGACTATTTTCAATAATAAATCAATCAAATATGCTAATTTTGTTCCATATTTAGACAATCTTTCTAATCTTTCTTCTTCTTCTAATTTTTCTTTACTATTAACTTCTACTACTGGGGTTTCTTCCTTATTTTCTCCTTTTATTTCAGCAACAGTTGTAATTCTAATATCAGATGCATTTTTTTGTAATGGGCCACGACAATATGGACAAAATATACTATTACTTTGTAAAAATAACGCATCCATACAATCACCGCATACAAAATGACGGCATTTAGTAATTGCTATTTTATCTTCGTATTCCATAAAACATATTCCACAAGTATCTTCAACTGCGTTTTTAAGGAAATCGTCAGATTCAAATAATTTAATTTGATTTTGTAATCTTTTAACTTCATTTTTATCTTTAATCATTTTTTCTTTTAATTTTTTAATAGTCGGTTTAATAGTTTGATTATACTTATTAATAATTGTAATAGTCATATATGCTTTCATTTTGAGATTATAATTTTTAATATTTTCATTGAAAATTATATTTTCAATTAAATAAATATTATTAGATACTTCTTCATCTAATAAATTTATAATACCAATTATATTTTTCTTGAAAAATGTCTGTTCATAATAATTATATTGTAAAGAATTATCAATATTTCTTTGAGAATTATAATCTAAATAATATTCATTATCTGGATTATTATATTTATATTTATCATTGAAGTAGTCTAAAATCTGATTACAAATATTTTCATATTTAACATTATTTTCTATTGTTGTATCAGAAGATTTAATTTCTTTTATAGTTTTATCTAAATTATTTTTATAATTTTTCACCATTAATTCATTTATTTCGCTTAATGTTAAAATTTGGTCTCCTTTTTCTCCAATAATAATACCAAGTTCATTATTATTAGATATTAAAATATGAGTACAAAGCATAAATAATTTAGCAGTATTATTTTCTCTCAAAGCGGATAAATAAATATTCTTTTCTAAAGTAGTGTATGTTAAATTTACAATTTCTTCTGTAAAAATAGGAATATCTATTTTACCTCTAATGTCTGATTTTGATGTTTTTCTAAAATTATTTTGAAAGAATTTTTCAATTTGTGTATTATTAATTTTATAATACAATAAATTATTTTCATATGAATAATAATCTTTTTTATAACAATCATAGTCAAGATATTTCGCTTTATCATTAAAAGTATTATGTTTTATAGTTTTTATATAATGATCCATATCTGATGATAACCATTTTAAAATAGAATGGAAATTAATCACCGGATTTTGTAATGAAGTAGCACTTAAAATCCATTTATAATTACCTTTTAGAAACATTAATTTAGAAGATAAAGATTTTGCCTTTTTATCAATATTATATAATTGTATTCTATATCTACTTGTTTTAGTATAATCATTATTATTATTATTTCTATAATTGTATTGATTATCGTTTAGATATGCCTTATCACCATATCCAGTATGAATACCATTTTTTTGGTCTCCGTCTATTAAATCACAGTAATTTGGAATATGAATGTCATCAATAAATATTTCATGAGCTTCATCTATAATTATTCGATTCCATTTTATTTTCCATACATTAAATTTAACTTTTTTAGAATGATCTTCAACTTCTTTTTTTTTAGTTGGTTTCTTTTTAGCATTTATAACTGTATTTATAGTTCCATTTGTATTTGGTATATTTTGGGTTGTATTTTGGGTTGTATTTTGTGTTGTATTTTGGGTTGTATTTGTCTTTTTAGAATTAGTAATAGGTATAGGTATAGGTATAATATTATTTAAATAATTTTTGTAATTATCATTAATGAATAAACTGGCAGACATAACATAAATGTAATAAGTATTTAATTCAATATCAACCATTTTTTTAATATCATTAATACTTACAATTTTACAAACTTTAATATCCTTTTTCCCAAATTCAGTTAGATACTTATTAATTTCAAATACCCATTGACCTACTAAACGACTTGGTAAAATGATTAAATTATTTGCATCATATTTATCTTTATTTTCTTCATCAATTTCTTTACTCATTAAAATATTACCTAAACAAGATAAAGTTTTTCCAAGTCCAACGTCATCTGCAAGAATACCTCCTTTAATTGTAGTCTTATAATTAAAATCTTTTATGTTATCATTGTAATTTATTAATTTATATAAATTATTTTGACTATTTTTCGAATCACTTTCTAAATCTGGCGGACAACCATAATTATCATCTATTTCTAATGAATCAATACTATCAATACTATCAATATTACTTTTATCATTAGATGATTCATTATTTTGTAATATATATTTAACATTATCAAATGTCATAAAATATAACTTAATATCATTATCATAATTATATGCGAATTTTTCTTGACGAATATCGTTTTCGTGTTGAAACATCCAAAATATATTTTTCTCTTGATGTTCATAAGGTTTGACAGAAATATATTTTTTCAATGTGTTTAAATATAATTTTTGTCTTGATTTTCTATTATAAAATTTATCACGCAAATTTATATTTGAAATATTTTTAATTTTTTCTAAAATATTATTTTCTTTAATAACTCTTGAATTTTTTAAATTTGATAATACAAATGTTTCAATCCAATTATGATGTATTAAAGTTTGCCCATTAATTAAATTATTCGCAACCTCTTTTTTAAAATATAATTGAATTTGAATATCTATAAAACATCCTTTGTTATTACCGTAATTATTTATTTTAAAAATGAAATTGTCAGATTTTTGATTTAACAAAATATTTATTATTTTATATGTAATATCAGAATTATGTAATACAAATGAGGATGTATTATTTGAATTTTTAATAAGTGAATGATCGATAATATAATTTAAATCGTTTTTTTCTATATTATCTAATAAATAAAATGGGGTAATTTTATTGTTAAAATATATATCTAAAAGTGGTATTTTACCCATAGATTTTTTATAACATATATCTAAATATAAATTTTTTTCATATCTTCTATTATCAGAACCAGCGCCAATAGTCAATGGTATATGTATATGATAAAATGTAGCATATGATTGAGATTTATCTTTAAAAGTAAGTGAATTAGATAAAGAAATCTCATTATTAGATGTTTTTATTTTTTTTTCTTCTAATATATCTGATATAAATTGAAAAAGATTTTTGATATCATTTTGATTAGATTTTATATTATTTTGATAACAATTTATATTTTTAATTAATTTTAGAATTACTGGTTTAATTTTTTTATATTTAGAATATAAATATTTATCAGGGCAAATTTTATAATTATCATTTAAATCATTCAGAAAACATATAAACGATTTACTAGAAATTATATGTGATTCTACTACAATATTTTTATGTTTATAAAAATTAGTTTTAATTGTTTCATTACTTGTCACAAGTGTATTATTTCGTTTCATATATAATTTAGAAGAACTATCATTTTCCCAGAATTTTAAATAATTATTCGAAATATCAGTATTATCATTAATTACAATATTAGTTAAATCTATTATCTTAGCAATTATAATTAAATTCGCATCATTTCTACTATATTGTTTCCTTGCTTCATATATAGTATAGTATGTTTTATTAATAGGGGGTTTAATATTTATTATAGACGCCATAATTTATAATTTATAATTTAGATTTTATAATTTAGATTTTATAATTTAGATTTTATAATTTATTTAATATATTCTGGTTAATCTAAATTATAAATTTATGCTTAAATCAATAAAATTTTAATAATTTATATTGATTACAATAAGAAAGTTAAGTCTTTTAAAAATTATATTAATAAAATTAAATGAAAATTAAATGAAAATAATATAAAAATAATATAAATTACCAATTCAATTTTATCTATTTGTAAATTATTATGTGCTTGGTATAAATTGCCATTTAACTTCTTCGCAAATTTTTTTCCATAATATATCTTGTTGATATTTTTTAGAAGAGGATTTTAATTGTTGGAATCTATCTAAATAATCATCTAATTCTAATAATTCAAATAATTTATAAACAACATAAGAATATGAAATAAAATTTTTTCTCTTTTTAAGTGTGAAAGCTTCATCTCTATGTCTTTCAAAAGGTTCTTGAATTTCTTTAAACAGATTTCTAATAATTTCTTCTACTTCTGGACTAATCACTGGTGGTGGTAATCCATTTAATTGGTTAATAATATATGGAACGTGTTCATAATATCCCGCTCTATTTAATTTCTTTAATATCAATCGTAATTTTCCCGGAGTAATATCTGCCATATTTTTAATTCTTTCTTTTTTTATTTCAACAAGAATTTCATTATATATTTCTTCAGGAATATCGGTTGTTTCCTTACCTTGAAATTGTGCTAAACATTCATTTAAATGATTAATTCTCTTATAACAAAATGATGTTATTTCTTTTGGAGGGTCTTTATAAGAAGGTTTATCAGAATCAATCAATACTTGTTCTTGGTATCCACAATTCATACAAATAATAGTTCCAGTATTCTGTTCTAATAACATTTCATCGCCACAAGATTCGCATATATCTAATTCTTCTTCAGAACTCTCAGCATCTTCATTAATATAATTCTCATTAATCAGATTCATATATTTTTCATATAATTGTTGTTTACCCATATTTTCACATCTACTTTTTTTTGATTTTTTTATATTCAATATATAATCTTCATCAGTTTCATCTATTTCTTCTATTTCTTCTATTTCTTCCGTTTCATCTTTATTATCTGGTTGTTTAGATATCCAGTCTAAGATAGATTTCTTTTTATTTTTTTTAGGTTGTGTTTTTGGAGATTCTTCTATTTTTCGGATTCCTTTCTTATTTTTTGATTTATAATATTCCTTAATAATATGATTTGTATCAAGTAAATAATCTATTTCATCATCATTTTTCTCTATCTTATTCATTTCATCTATAAGTTCTTTTTTTGAATCCTCCAATCCCCATAATTTTTTAGAAATTTCCATTTTTTCAATTGGATTTTTTAATATTTTCAATTTATCTTTCAAATCTGTTTCATTTTTGATAATAATTTCTATTTTACTCCTTAATCTGGGTAAATCCTTCTTTCTATTCTTAAAGTTTTCTAATATATCTTGATGAGTTGCATCTAATGTTTTTTTAGTAATATTACCATATTTAGTTTCAGTCAATGTTGAATTATTGCTTGATTTAGATGATGACATAAAAGTTTTATTTATCACTTATATTTCTTAGATTATAATATTAATATTATATAAATTATTTTAACTTATTTTTATTAGTTTATCTACTTAAGACAAATTATTATTAATTTTAAAAAGTGCCTTAAGTTATTAAATATGATAAAATACTATCTTATTAAATAATAGATTTAATTTAGTAGATTTAATTTAGTAGATTTAATTTAATTTTACCGAAACTCCAATAATTTAAAAATAATTATAAATTTGTTTATTTTAAATTTATAATGAATTTAAATTTTTATAAATACTTAATAATTACAGTAAAAGTAATAGTAAAATTATAAAAACATTATTATATTATTTTTTATTATTTTTTATTTTTAATTATATTTTTTAAATATGTAATTTCGTCTAAAATAATATCTGTGTTTAAATTATAATACAAAATCTACTATATTTATATTTTAATTTAAAATGACTGGAGGTCTTATGCAACTCGTCGCCTATGGCGCACAGGATGTTTATCTTACTGGAAATCCCCAGATTACCTTTTTCAAGGTTGTCTACCGTCGCCATACCAACTTCTCTATGGAATCCATCGAACAGGTTTTCAATGGTACCGCCGATTTCGGTAAGAAAGTTACTGCTACCATCAGCCGCAATGGTGATCTCGTTAACCGTGTCTGGGTTGTTATTAACACCCCTGCTGTTACTGGGGTTGCCGGTTCTGAATTCCGTTGGTTGAATTGGCTCGGACACGTTCTTGTTAAGAACGTTGAAGTTCAGATTGGTGGTCAGCGTATTGATAAACATTACGGTGACTGGCTCCATATCTGGAATGAACTTACTCAGACTGCTGGTCATCAGGCCGGATATGCTAATATGGTTGGTAATGTCCCACGTATGACTCAACCCATTAATGGTACTTCTGCTGACATTCCTGCTCTTGAAATGTTCGTCCCTCTTCAGTTCTGGTTCTGCCGCAACCCTGGACTTGCTCTTCCCCTTATTGCTCTTCAATACCACGAAGTTAAGGTTGAAGTTGAATTCCGTGCCAAGGCCGACTGCTACTGGAACCAGGGTAATACTGTTACCCCCGGAGCCCTTTCATCATCTCTCTGGGTTGACTACGTCTACCTTGATACTGATGAGCGTCGTCGTTTCGCCCAGGTTTCTCACGAATACCTTATTGAACAGCTTCAGTTCACTGGTGATGAATCCGTTACTACTACCAGCAACAAGATTAAGCTTTCTTTCAACCACCCATGCAAAGAACTTGTCTGGGTTACTCAGATTGACTCCGTTGTTTCCACTGATACCATGAGCACTCTTGGTGGTCGTCAGTATTTCAACTACACTGATGATGTTGATCGTAGTTACTTCTCTGGTACTCCATCCGATCCTCTTGGTGGTGGTATGGGCACTGCTGCTTCCCATTCTGGAAACTTCCCATACTCTCTTCCATTCAGCGGTGGTGCCAACACTGCTTCTGTTACTGGAAGTGGTGGTGAACCAATTAATAGCGGTGTCACCGTCGGACTCAACGCCGGTACTCTTACCTTCTACGACCTTCTCTCTGGTGGAGGTGAAGGTGCCAATGTTACAGAAACCGCTTCCAGCTCATGGGCTGCCGGTATTCCAATTCTTGACTCTGGTGAAAACCCAACCAGCACTGCCAAGCTTCAACTTAACGGTCACGACAGATTTGCCCAACGCAATGGTCGTTACTTCAACTTAGTCCAACCATACCAGCACCATAACAACGTTCCCGCTACTGGTATCAATGTCTATTCTTTCGCTCTTAAGCCCGAAGAACATCAACCATCTGGAACTTGCAATTTCTCCCGTATTGACAACGCTACTCTTCAACTTACTCTTACCGGCCGCACTGGAACTGGTAAGGTCCGTGTCTATGGTGTCAATTACAATGTTCTCCGTATTATGAGCGGTATGGGTGGTCTTGCTTACAGCAATTAAACATTTAATATATTTAATATATTTAATAATCTATTTGTTATTTTGATAATCATTTATTGATTATTTTTAACTTTTTCATATTTCATATAATAAAAATAAAAACATAAACATAAAACATAAAAATATAATTAAACAATACTGATACTATCTATTCTATCATTATCTATTCTATCATTATCTATTCTATCATTATTTATCTTATCCTCATCTATATTAATTTCTAATGTATTAATTTCTAATGTATCATTTGTTAATGTATCATCAGAGTATATTAAATTAATATCATTTGTTAAATCTTCTAATTTGTTTTTTGGATTTAAATGTTTTCTATTTCCTATATTTTCTAAAATAGAATTTTTAATTAAATTTCTGGATGGAGAACCAACTTCACTTCCTCCATTTGGTCCACCATATTTATTTTTTTCCTTCGTCCATTTCTCATATACCCATTGAGGTGGTAAATATTTACTATTATAAGTAATTTTAATTGCTTTTTGATCCAATTCATTTATTAATTGACATATATTTTCTGTATTACATTGATTATGTTTCATTTTTAATTCAACTATAATCTTATTATATTCATTTGCTGAATTAGTAAAATCATCCATTTTAACAGAAAATCCAAATGATGTTGTAAATGTTTGTAATGTAGTAATTATAATTGTTAATATTCCCACCGTTATAGATATATATTCACTTGTTGTTTCTCCAATACTTCTGGCGGATGCCATAAATGATAATACACTTGATATTCCAGAAATTATAATAGATGGAATTACAATTCTTTTATTTAATTTACTATAATATGATGCTGATATTTGATGTATATAACGTAATTTACGGAATCTATGTAAAGCGTTATTAATCATATCATTTTTATCATTTTTATTATTATTTAACTCCATCTTGTAAAACTTTATTTTATTAAATTTATTAAATTAAATTTATAATTTCTTAAATATAAAAAGGTAAAAACTATACAATTTAAAATTGATTTAAAAAATAAATATATTAATATGTTATAACTAAAATGGAGATGTATAATTGTCAAATTTGCAAACAAAAATTTAAAGAAAAAAATGAACTTAAAAATCATATTACCCATAATAAAAAATGTAATGTAGTTGATAAAAAAATAAATGATAAAAAAAAGAAGAAACACGAAACCGGACAATATTTTACAACAAATGAATATTTAAAAAAATGTGTATTTGAATTAATTATCAATAAAAGTAAATTAATATTAGAACCATCTGTTGGACGGGGTGATTTAGTTGATTATGTTATTAAAAATAAAAAAAATATTAAATTTGATTTATATGAAATTGATAAAACAATAAAATTATTAGAATCTGTTAAAAAAAAGAATGTTATATATGGAGATTTTTTGAAGCAAAAAATAAAGAAAAAGTATAATACTATTATTGGAAATCCACCTTATGTAAAAACAAGAACCGGTAATTTATATTTAAATTTTATAGATAGATGTTATCAATTACTTAAAATAAATGGAGAATTAATATTTATTGTTCCAAGTGATTTTATTAAATTAACAAGTTCATTTAAAATAATAAATCAAATGTTAGAAAATGGAACATTTACACATATTATACACGCGAATGATGAATCTTTGTTTGAAAATGCGAGTATTGATGTAATTATATTTAGATATTGTAAAAATAAGAATCTTTCTAATTCTATTTTAGTTAATAATGTCAATAAGTATCTTATTAATACAAATGGAATTTTAACATATTCAGATACAATAAATAATAATAGTAAGAAATTTTCTGATTATTTTGACATATTTGTAGGTATGGTTACTGGTAAAGAATCTGTTTATAAAAATGATAAATATGGTAATATAAAACTATTAAATAACAAAAACATAATAGATAATTACATTTTAATTAAAGAATTTCCTACAGATAATTCTGAACTTAATAAGTATATGTTATCTCATAAAAATGATTTGATTAATAGAAAAATTAAAAAATTTAACGAGACAAATTGGTTTCAATGGGGTGCTTTAAGAAATTATAATACAATTGAAAAACATTTAGGAAAAGATTGTATTTATATAAGTAATTTAAGTAGAAAAAAAGAAGTTTGCTTTCAAGATAAAGTTAAGCATTTTGGAGGAGGATTACTTATTATGATACCAAAAACGAATATAAATATAAATATAAATATAAAAAAAGTTGTTGAATTTATAAATACTGATACATTTAAAAGTAATTATATGTATTCTGGGCGTTTTAAAATAGGACATAAACAACTATGTAATGCTTTATTTAACATACCAACCGATACATAATGATTGATTAATCCTAAAATAATCAGCATAAATCTTTAATATAGATAAATTTTCTACATTTTTAATTATTTTTACATTATTTCCATCACCTAATATAATTAGTTTATCAAATTTTATTTTTTTTTTATATTTTATAAAGAAATCAATTAATAAAATTCTTTGGTATTCTTCTTGATTAAATCCATTTTTACATATTTTTTTACTTAATTCTAAATGATTTCCTTCGATATTTAATTTATCTAACAGATTTTCAAATAATTTTATAGTTTTTTCAGTATCAATCTTACTAAATTCTTCTATATAATGAGATTCATATTGTGTTTTTTCAATTTCACAATTAATAGAACCTTTTAGACCCCCTTTTTTTATTTCTTTTCCTTTAATATAACTACTAAATATATTATTTATAATTTTGATATATTGTTTTCCATTTATATCAGAAGAAGATATTCTTGTTTCTTTACCTTTTAATTCTATTTTCTCATTATTATCAATAATATCACCTTTTTTTGGTTGTATGCTTTTAGGTCTTAATAATCTATATAATAATTCACCTTTTCCACAACAAGCATTAGGTGATGTATTTAATCCAGTGGGTGTTAATTCAAAAATTTCTTTAAAAAATTTAAAATATTTTTCATTGTTAAAATAATTAGAAAGACTATCCCATAATGACCCATTTGTAAAAACATATTTATTATTATTAATATGATTTATCATATTTTTAATATCATCTATATTTATATTATTATTAATTATAGACCAAAACATTTCTTGTGATATTTTCTCTCTTTTTCCAGTGTTAGAACCTATTTTATTATTAGATAACCAATTATTTAAAATATGTATAATTTTATTAGTTTCTTTGCGTAAATCATATTTTATAATTTCTTCCTCTTCCTCTTTATTTATATTAATATTTTCAATTTTATCAATTATATCATCTAAAGAACTCATATTTATTTAGATTTTGTGTATAAAGCAAGTAAATATATTAATTAAATAAAAATAATATATAACATAAATTATAATCAATTTTACAAAAATATAAAAATTGATTTTGTAATAAATTAATATAATCAATTTAAAAATAATAACATAAATTAATATAAATATTTAAATTTACAAAAAATTATCAAATATGTCTTTGAATTTTATAGATTTGTTTAGTGGTATTGGTGGTTTTCATCAAGCTTTAAAAAAGTATGATAAAAAATCAAAATGTGTTTTAGCTTGTGATATAGATAAGAATTGTCAAGAAGTTTATTTTGATAATTATAATATTAAACCTGAATCTAATATTACTGAATTAGATGAGACAACCATACCTGATTTTGATATTTTATGTGCTGGTTTTCCTTGTCAATCATTTTCAAACGCAGGTAATAAAGGTAAATTTAATGATGGACGAGGTAAATTATTTTATGAAATTATTAGAATTGCGAAACATAAGAAACCTAAATTTATGTTTTTAGAAAACGTAAAGCATATTAAAAAAATAGATAATGGTAATGTATTTTCTAAAATTTTATCAGAAATAAATAAGATAGGATATTATGTTAAAGATGAGGAAACTATATTTGAATTAAGTCCTTATCAATTAGGAATACCACAAAATAGAGAAAGAGTTATTTTTGTTTGTATTAGAAATGATATATATGATTCAACTAAAAAAATAGAATTATCTTTACCAACAAATCCTAAAATTAATTTTACAAAAATATTTGAAAAGAAAAAAGATACATTAAAATATAAGATATCAGATGAAGTTGAAAATGTATTAACTGCTTGGAATGAAATAATTCAAGTTATTGATACAGGTGATAAGTTATCACCCACTATATTATGTAATGAATTTAAAAAAAAATATACAAAAACGGAGTTTTCTAAACTTCCTAAATGGAAACAAGATTATATTACAAAGAATAAACCTATTTATGAAAAATATAAAAGTAAATGGGACGCATGGTCTAAGAAATATGAAAATTTATTATCAAAAAGAGAAATTTATTGTAAATTAGAATGGCAGGTTGGACCAAAAAAAGATAATGATTCCATTTGGAATTATTTTATACAATTAAGGCAATCTGGATTAAGAATTAAAAAGACGGACTATTTTCCAACATTAGTTGCTTTAGGTCAAATACCTATTTATGGAAAACAGAAAAGATATATAACTCCAAGAGAATGTGCAAGATTACAATCATTTCCTAACAGTTTTAAAATACACAATTCAGATAAAGTAGCATATAAACAATTTGGAAATGCAGTTAATGTTGATGTAATTCATACTGTAATTAAAGCAACATTAGACGTTTATCTAAATTAATAATATTATTCAATCATTATTATTATTATTCAATTAGTATTATCAGTATTATTTTTTAGACTTTGTAATAAAGTTTCTATTTCATCATTACTATTATCATTACTATTATTCTTACATTTACCAGTTTTAGTTTTTAATATTTTATAAGCAATTTCATTAATATTTATAGGACAAATATTGGATAAATGTTTGATATATTCTGCATTTAATTCAGGTAATTTAAAAATATATTCGGATGAATGATGCTTTTCTAAATATGTTAAAAATTTACATTTCAAATCAATTCTTCCTGTTGATTCTTTTATGTATTCTTTTTTAATAATACTACCTGGAAATATATAAATATTATTTGATTCAATAACTACAATCATATAAATTCCAGATTCAATATTATGTGTAACATTATTTGAACTTTTATTTATTAAAGTGGTATTTGTTTTATTTTTTTTTCCTTTAATGGATATTTTTTCTCCAAAAACTTTACAATCATATTTATAACTGGAACCAACCTTACATTTTTCATCTAAATCTTCACATTCTGTAAAATTTTTAATTAAATCATATATTGTAAATTCTATTAATTTACCATAAGTGAATTTATTTTCGTTTTTGGCAGGAGGATATGCTTTAATAATAGAATGTAATTGATAATTTGTTTCAGCAAGGATAGAATTTTCTAAATTATTTAAACCTTTCATAATTTTTTTAATACATTCTTTATTACACTCTTCCTCTTTATTTATATTAATATTTTCAATTCCAATAACCAATTCATTTATAGAATCCATTTTGTATTTTGTATTTTGTATTTTGTATTTTGTATTTTGTATTTTGTATTTTGTATTTTGTATTTTGTATTTTGTATTTTGTATTTTGTATTTTGTATTT